CTGACGCTTCTGTTCTTGATGTATCTGCTCCTGAAGCTATCACTTCTGCAAACGTTATCGAGGAAATGGGACGTTTAGTTTTAACTCTTCCAACGCGTGTACGTCGTGCAACTGAGAAGCCTGTAATCGCAGTTTCTTCTAACGTTGCTGAAGCATACAGAACAGCTATCTTAGGTCTTGGTGGTGGTTTCTACCTATACCAAGGTGAATCAGTTGTAATGAATTGGCAGGGACAGTATGACGTTATTGAGTGTCCTGGAATGAGCGACGACACAATGGCTTTCTATCAGAAGTCAAACTTGTGGTTCGGTACAAACTTGTTAGACCAATGGAACAGCGTAGCAGTTTTGGATATGTACACACATGACCTTTCTGACAACGTTCGTTTCGCAGCTTCTTTCTTCGCAGGTGTACAATACGGCTTCGGTGACGAGATTGCATTCTACCAATACACAGCATAATTCAACCATTCTAACCCTTGCATAATAGAGGTAGCGGCTTAAACACCGCTCCTCTTTTGTGCTAATAAAAAACATAAAAATATGTGCGAATTAAGTAGCGGATTTACACTGGATTGCAAAGACGGAATCGGTGGAATTAAGAAAATTATTTTGACTCAATGGTATTCAAATATCAGTTTTGTTTTTGACGGAGCAACAGAAGTTGTTGATGAAATTACTGGAATTGGAACATCTGCTGATTTGTTCACTTACGAATTGCCAACGCAAACAGGATCGTTCGAAGAAACAATTAATTTCAATCGCGATGCGGGAACTATTTTCTACACACAAACGGTAAACGTAATGCTTAACAAATTAAGCGCAGCAAAGCGTTTGGAATTGCAAAACGTTGCTACTGCAAGAGTTATTGTTTTCGTTGAAGACACTAACGGGAATTGGTGGGCTGTTGGATACGAATACGGAGCAGACCTTTCTACTTCAACAGCTGCGACTGGAGCAGTTTTGGGTGACATGAATGGTTACACTTTAGCGTTCACACACGAAGCTGCAAAGCGTGCATACAAATTGAGTGCTGCGCCTGCTGACCTTATCTAATTGATAAAAAACTTTTACACATCTAGGGGCAAAGCGTCCCTAGGTGTTGTAATTTTAACGTAAAGGGAAAGGGAATGGTATACCTCAACACAAATACAGCGAATCAATACGCATGGCTTTCGTTAGACGAAGGACGTGCTTACTTCAATGTAGCCTTTACTCATTATCTTCTTGTCATGACTTACGAAATGACAGGTGAACAACTCGCGCAAGTAGTCGAAGTAATAAACGAGAACGAACGCGTGACTAAAATAAGACTTACAACTGTTGGTTTGGTCGATGCAGGTCGTTATCATTACGAAGTGTACGGACAAAACAGCGATAGCAATATAGATACAACGAACGCTTCCGTCGTTGGTTTGATTGAAAAGGGATTAATGATTTTACAAGACGGAACTATTTTCTTTGACGTTTCTTCACCGACAATTCCTGTCGATGTAATATACACAGGTGCTTAATTATGGAAAACAATATACAAGCAATAAATTTATCAGCTTACGAACCAGTTCAAGCAATCGAGAAAGAGAATCGCGCGGGTTGGATTGACTACGGCTTTAACAACTTATTTCCGCAGCACCTAATCACGCTTTATTACAACAGCCCTATTCACAACGCGTTGACGAACTCAATTGCTTACATGATTGAGGGCAAAGGAACGGGAACGATTCTCGACAATGCTTTGCAAGGTATCGCGTTCGACTTAAAACTTCAAGGTTCATTTTGTGCCGAAGTAATATGGTCGTTGGACTTTACTCGCATTGTACAAATTAATCACTTGCCTTTTGAGAATTGCAGACTTGCATACGACAAAGACGAAGACGACATCACAGGAATTTTCTACTCGAAAGACTGGGCAAACACGCGAAGCAAAAAAGGCAAACCCGAATTCATTCCTGCGTTCAATCCTTCGATTGCACAAGAACAACCAAGACAAGTTATTTATGCTCACGGCATGATGGCGGGTTCTTCTTACTACGCGAAGCCTGACTACTTCGGCGCGTTAAACTACGTTGAGTTGAGCTACCAAATGGGAATGTACCACGTCAACAATATCTTGAACGGCTTATTTCCTTCGTTCATTATAAACTTCTTAAACGGCATACCGCAGAAAGAAGAAAGAGAAGCTATTCGTCGCGAATGGGAAACACGTTTGAGCGGTGCAAGTAACGCGGGCAAGTTCTTAATGACGTTTAACGAAGATCCTGCACGCGCTCCACAAATCGAATCGTTTCCTTTGTCGGACGCAGACAAACAATATCAGTTTTTAAGCGAAGAAACAGCGAAGCAAATCATGGTCGGACACCGCGTTGTTTCACCATTGATTCACGGCATACGCGACACGACAGGATTCGGTTCGAACAAAGACGAAATGGTTGTCGGTTTAGAGATATTTAACAACCAAGTTATCAAGCCATATCAAAGAATCATTGAAAGAGTTTTTACTCCAATTTTAGGAGAGATAAATATCGAAATGAATTCGCCATTCAACGACGAAGTTGTCGTTGTTGAACCAACCGTTCAAACTGCTGAGTTAAAAAAAAAAGTAGTTGCTGCTAAGAACAAATAACCAAAGAACAAGGAGACGCGTGGCTTAAACACCTACGCGAAAAGGCTGAGTACATCAACGAAGAAGAATGGGAGTTAATTTCTGACGAAGAAGTAACCAACCCAGAAGGCGAAGAAAAATATCGTACTGAATTTATGAGCGTTCGCGGTTATTCTAACCCCGACGAAAGAGATAAGTTAGACACAGGACTTTACAAAGTACGTTATTACTACTCAAAGAACTTCACATACAAAGAAGGCGAAATTGTAACGCGAGATTTCTGTCAAGAAATGGTTGCGCTATCAAAAGAAGGAGCGTTATTCCGTTACGAAGATATTCAAGACATGAGCGACGCAGGAGTGAACGGACAGTTTGCACCTTCAGGAAGTTCAAGTTATAATTTGTTCATTTTTAAGGGCGGTGTTTATTGTCGCCACGCGTGGTTCAGAAAAGTATTTGTACGCAAAAGAGAGAAAGGTCGCTTCCTTCCAAACGACGGATTGAACAACGACAGAGTAATAACAGGCGGTGTTGCAAACGAACTATTTCCAAAAGGAAAAGAAGCGGTTCGTCCTAACGATATGCCGAATAGAGCATCACTAAAATATAAATAAAAACTACAATGGCACTACAACCCGAAGTTCTACTCATTGACGAGAATTACATAAAGAAATATACTTGGATTAATGGTTCGGTAGATCCGTTATTGATGTATCCTGCTATCTATTTGTCGCAAGATAAGTACGCGCAGTTGTATTTAGGAACTGACCTTTACAATCGTATTAAAGAAGACGTTGTCAACGACGATATTACAGGCGCATACGCAACCCTTCTAGACAATTACTTGCGTCGAATGATAATGTGGTGGACGATGTACGAAGTCTTGCCTCATTTGTACGTTAAAACGGATAACGGAAGTTTAGTAATTAGAACAAGCGAAGACACTCAACCAATAAGTCAAACCGACTTGCAAAACTACCGCGATCAAGCAAGACAACAAGCGATGTTTTACACGCAAAGAATGGTTGACTTTTTGTGTCAGAACTCAAGCGACTTTCCTGAGTACACGACGAATACAACGAATCAAATATGGTCGCAGACAAATGTATATCCGTCGAACGCTTTCGAGATTAGCGACGGACGCGACAGACGACCTTACGAATATAGAAGACCAGGGCTTGGGTGGATTAGATAACTAAAACAAAATACATGGCTACAAGGGGACGAAAAAAAGACATGGTAAAACAGAAGATTTACGAAGAAAAGTTTCGTAAATATTTAGTAAGGAAAGAAAAACAAATAAAGAAATTGAGCAATGAAAGTTAACGAGGAAGGTTACGCACTTATAAAGCATTTTGAAGGTTGTCGATTGAAGGCTTATAAGTGTCCCGCTAACGTGTGGACTATTGGTTTTGGAAACACCTTCTACGAAAATGGTGACCGTGTAAAAGACGGCGACGTAATAACTCAAGAACGCGCGGACGAATTAGCTAAATTTATAATCGACCAGTTCGCCGTAACAATTGCGCCGTTCATTTTACAACCGCTCAACGACAACCAATTCAGCGCGTGTGTTTCGTTAGCTTACAACATCGGAACAAGTGGGTTCAAACGTTCTTCAGTATTTAAGAAACTAAACGTTAACCCTAACGACGCAACCATTGCCGATTCGTTTCGTCTGTGGAACAAGGGCGGGGGTAAAGTTTTGAAAGGTTTGGTTCGTCGTCGTGAGGCTGAAATACAATTATATTTTAAGGCATGAACACCGAAAACGAAATTCAATTGATACACGAAGAACTTCAAAATATGAACAAGAAGATAGACCGAATCTATCACGTTCTTATTGGCGACGACGAAATGAAAATTGAAGGTCTCGTTAGTAAGGTTCAGAAGCATGACAAGTACATAAGCAACCAACGTTTACAGGTTGCGCGTTTAGGTGGTATTGCAACGGCAGCGGGTGTCGTTGGTGGTTTAATTGTTCAACTAATTCTAAAACTAATATGAAAGACTGGTTCAAATCTTTGTTAACATCAAGTCCAAAAGTTTCAAGTAAGCGAGTTATTGCTATATTTGTTTCACTTAACTTAATTGTAATAAGTTACATTGCCGTTTTCAGCTCTTACGATTGTCCCATTGCGATGTTTGATACACTCGCTTTATTAAGTGGCGGTTTGTTTAGCGGAACGGTAATTGAAAAATTTACTAAGAAAGAAACAAATGGCAAAACAAACGGAAGCGCGAAAAATAGCAGCGGAGATTTGTAGTAAATTCCCCGAAGCACCTTCAAATTCTTTAGCGACAAAACTTTTCGAGGAATATCCTGAAGCGTTTCAAACGCAAGAACACGCGCGTACTTACGTTCGTCGAGTTCGCGGTAAGCATGGCGCGAATAGTCGTAAACATAACACACAAAAGGAATTGATGGACACAGCAACAAGACCTTCCAACCCTTACGCGCTTCCTAAGTCTTACGCGAAAAAACGCAGACACGTTGAATTAAGCGGTACGAAGTTTTTAATTCTTTGCGACCTTCACTTTCCATACCAAGATAACGAAGCTATTGAGTGCGCGATAAACGAAGGATTAAAACAGGGGTGCGATTCAATCGTTTTAAACGGCGATGCGTTAGATTGTCATATGATTTCAGACTTTGTCAAAGATCCGCGTAAGCGTAAATTCAAAGACGAGTTGTATTCTATTCGTCAATTCCTCGCATCGCTCAGACACACGTTTCCAAACGCAAATATTTACTACAAAGAAGGAAACCACGAAGAAAGATATTGGAGATATATGCGTATCAAAGCACCTGAGTTGTTCGACATCGACGCGTTTGATTTTCCAACGCTTACCCATTGCGACAAGCACAACGTGAAATGGATTGACGGAAAGAGCAAATTGAATATCGGTAAGTTGTCTATATTTCACGGGCACGAATTCGGTAAACAATTCCTTCCTTCTGTCAACGTGGCGCGTGGGTTATTCATGAAGACAAAAGTTTCTTCGATCTGTGGACACCACCACCAAACAGCGGAGCACAACGAGCGCGACGCTAACGGAAAATTTATAACTTGTTGGGGTGTTGGTTGTCTTTCAGAACTTTCTCCAGACTACAACCCGTATTCGAAATACAATCACGGATTTTGCATTGTAACTAAAGGAAAAAATGGTTACTTTAGCGTAAGCAATTACCGCATACACGAAGGACAAATACTATAAACCAAAAACAAAACAGCTATGATTATCACTACAATTTTTTTCTTTACTGCAATCATTGCGGTGCTATGGGTGCGAGGTATCGACACAATGGCAAAAGACCACCCGAACTACAAAGGTGAAGATTTAATCTAACGCACAATGGATCAAAGAGAATACCAACCCGACGCACTTGTTGTTGTAATTGCAACAAGTGTTTTTTGGGTGCTTGTATGCCTTGCATTTTGGAACTTCAACCCGAAGATTGAAACGCAAGTACAAATACAAAAACAAGACAGCATTATTTATTACAACAGCGGGGAATACGACCGCTTGTTACAAGAAGAAATAAACCTTTACGGAACATACAGACGATATGAAGACGCTCAAAATTCAGCCAAAACCGCCTATAAAAGAACTCGTGATTCTATTATTGTTCGAGATACTATTGTTCGCCGTGATGTTATCACTTTAGTCAACAGTTGTGATAGTGTTATTGCTTCCGATTCGCTTGTAATTGACAACCTGAAGGAACAAATAAACATCAAGGACGAAAAGACCAACAATCTAGAAGAAACGGTTGAGGCTTATGAACAAAAAACTAACTTATTGAGCGAACAAATAAACACTTTGAACGTTGAAAATAAAAAGTTAGACAAACAAAAAAAGCGCCGTACTGGCGCTCTTATCGTTTCTTCAGGTGTCGCTATTTTGTCGACGTTTGTTCTGTCAATTTTACTTTAGATTCGGGAACGTAGAACTTCATCGAGAACTGAATAGCTTCACTCAAGAAAGTGTTGCGGCTATTCTCTCCGCGCTTTTCGTCTATCTCGTTCCACAGGTCTTTGTGTAAGTACACACAGATACCTTTCTTAGTTTTGCTCTGTGCCATCTGTTCCATTTTTAGACATCATTGAACCAATCATTAACGCAAGATATATTTTCTCTTTCGCGTTTAAGTCTTTGCGCTGAGAAAGTTCAAGCAATATGTCGCCTAAAATCTTTCCTTGTTGAAAGTAGATAGCAATTGAATTAACAATTTCTCGCTCACGATCGTAAGTCATTTTGAGCGTTTCGTAAAGTGGTGTGTTTTTCATTGTGCTAATATAGTCAATTCTTGTTCGTGTTTATCCTACTGACGAATAAGTACAAACTCCGTCTTCATACATAAACGTGTGTTTGCCTTGAACAAAATAATCGTTATCATCTTCATTTGAGAATGCCCAAACTCTAACGATATTAGGAAGTTCACCAAAGTGGTTTGTTTGTGTCTTAAGTTGTTTCGCACGTTTTGACTTTGACATTTTGATTGCTTCTTTTCGTGCTTGTTTTTCAGTTGCACATATTACAGTATCAAACGTATCAATGTTTGAGTCCGTTACGTGTTCAAGTGTTACTTGATAATTTTTAAAGCCTTTCATAATGTTGATCTTTTGATTTTGTTCCACAAAGATATGCTAAACTTTTTAAACTACCAAATAAAAATGAAACTTTTTTTCATTATTTTTTCTAAGTTGTTCAAAATAAACTTAAAAACTTTTATATTTTTTCTCTATCCAACAACATATTGTCCGTAACTTGGATTGAGTTCGAAGTACATACGCATCATTATAGCGTCGGCAACGTCGGGCGAAATTCCTTCGCGGTTCTTGATAACGTCCTTCGGTGTGACTTGCAACTTTCCGTCTACGTCAGCGCGGTGTCGTTTAATCATCTCCAACTCGCGAACGATTTGTTCTTTGCGTGTACTGGATAAGATTGTTACCTTGTTTTCTTCAACGTATTGCGCCAACTTATAGTAACACTCGCTTTTCAAATTTTGGTATTGCGGGTGTTTGGGTTTTGATCCATTTTGAAAACCTAAGCACTTCAAAAAGTCACAGACTCCACCGCCCACCCCATCCTCATCCGCGATGATGTTTTGAAGTAGTATGTTGTGTTCTTTCGATATAACACGAATCTTGTTCACGACTTCGTCCAATGCTGCTCTATTCAACTCAATTATGTCGATAATAGTAAGTCCTTCCCATACGCAAATGATTGTTCTATCCTTCCCGAAACGCGCAATGTCGGCTGTGATGTACTTCTTTCCTTCATTGATTACTTCATTTCTAAACATTCGAAGTAGGTTCTCCGTTTGAAATAGCTTGTCGCTGTCGTCGTCGAACTCCCAGTTACCTTCGAGTAGACGTTTGCGGTCGTATTCGGGAAGTCTTCGTAACGATTCAATGTAAGCAACAGGAAGAAATGGATTATCTTGCGGTAACGCTTGCACGAACGCGCGGTGTGAAGGCAATTCGTTGCGGTTGTTCTTCATGTAGAACTCATTGTACAACCAACCCTTCGCAGGATTGCAGGACAAAAAACCTTTGGGAATAAGACCGAACTCGTTTAACTTGTAACGGCAGCGAGAGTGAACAATGCTCACCGCCTTTTCAGTTACTTCGGAACATTCGTCTACGAAATAGTCCGTTATTTCAAGCGACCCTAATGAATTGTAGTTGACATCTGAGGGGTAAGCCTGCAAGTCTTTTAGGACTATTTCGCTTCCGTTGAAGAACTTAATTATATTTGATTGTCCGTTGAAGGTGTAGTGTTTATTCGCTATCAATCCAAACTCCTCAGCCGTTTCAAAGAACGTATTTAACGTCGTCTTTTTTAAGTTGTCTAACTTTGCACGACCAATTAACGAACGCGTCCCTGCGTACTTCAAACGACGTTGTATTTGCCACATACAACCGAACTTCGTCTTTCCACCTCCTGCTGCGCCACCGTATAACAATTGCTCAACGATACTATCGGTGTTCAAATAGTTCAACGCTTCGACTTGACGCGGCAGGTAGTTTGGTTTGTATGGTTGCATTAAAATAGTTTTAGTTGTAATTTTTCTAACCTATTCATTTCAGCAATTACTTTGAAAATTTCATAAGCAACTTGCGGAACGATTGCATTGCCGTAGCCCTTTATGCTTTCTTGTCGCCATTTAGAAAAGGTAATTCCGTCCAATTGGGTGGGAAGCCCATCATCTCCGCTACAAATCGGGGATTGAGTTGGGAACCTTTCGAATTGTACTCCGTGTCCGTGTATTGGTAGGCGTTTCTCATCATATTCTCCCTTGCCTTGTTTTTGCCTATTGATGTCGGAGGGTATGCTCCCTTCCAATCCGTTGCTGTTGGTATTGGTAACATTCCATTGTCCATCATTCTCGTTAATGTCATTGAGTGCATTGATCCTTCTTTCACTTGGCTGCTCTTCATTGTTGCACTCGCATTCGTGCTGTCGAATACTGTCGGAGTTGGTAGCAGTCCCAAACTCGCTTTCCCACTCAACATTGATGCTGTTCCGTCCGACCTCTTCTGACCTTTCCAATCTCCCGCTATTGGAGTAGGTAGCATTGTAAGCGACGAACCAAACTCTATCTCTTCGGTGTGGCGCACCGACGGAACAAGCTGGCAATAATATCGGTTGTACTTCGTACCCTTGACTTTCCAAGTCAGTGCACACTTCTTCGAAGACCACTCCCCCGTTCCAATTAGTAAGTCCACGAACGTTTTCGCCCACAACGTAGGTTGGCTTAACTTCTGAAATGACTCTGAGCATATGCGGCCAGAGGTGTCGCTCGTCCTCTTTCCCAAGTCGCTTACCTGCACTTGAGTAGGGTTGGCAAGGAAATCCGCCTGTGAGTATGTCAATTGCTCCTCTGTGAATAGAGAAATCTGTCTTTGTGATGTCTTCATAACTGATTGAGTTTGGAAAATAATGACTTAAAACTTTGCGTGGAAAAGGCATCCATTCGCAGTGAAATATGTTATCCCACTCCATCCATTCAGCAGCTAAATCAAAGCCACCTATTCCGCTAAACAACGAGCCGTGATTCATTGCTTCGACAAGTATAATTTGTACAACTCACGCATTCCTTCAAAGCGAATTGATTCCTTCAGCAACATTCTTTTTCTGTCGCTCATTCGCTCAACCATTGACTGAACGAGCTGTTGTTCGAAATAAATGTTCTTCTTCGCGTTCGCTTTGCACAGTCGGTATTCTTCTTCGGTGAAGGTGTCAGCGTTTATCTGTTTGCTTTCTTCCAACCACCTCATCAAAGACACCGCACGAATTTCAATTACTGTGTACTTTCCTTTTTTATAGTTGTGCAAATCTTCTGCTAACATTCTTCTCCAGCTATCGTCGTTTATCGCCATTTCTTTTTCTTTTAGTTGTTTTGATTCTTGTTCTTTTGCTTCCGCGATTTCATTTTGAATTTGCAGGTTGGCCTTGTCGCGGTGTGGTTTGTAGTGCGTCAACACGTCACCAATAAACACTACGCTCAATGCTCCAAAATGTTCGCATTTCTTTGACAGTTCATTCGCAGCGTTTAGTTCGAACGCTAAGTTGAAGTGTTCGAATGTAACCCAACGAAAGTGCTTACCTATAAACTCATGCAACATTTGCAACAGTTGCGCTTCGGGTAACGCGATGCCGTACATAGCGCACACCTTTGAGCAAAGTTTAACGAACGCAGGTAGTTCGTAATCGGCAACGAACGCGCTTTCACGCTCCGCACGATCAACCCTTTGTGTAATGCTGAGCGTCGTTGAAGATGCGTTGCGCAGCATCGGAATCGAATTTTCCATTTTTGATTTTTGTTGTTTGGTTTGTAGTTACAAAAGTAGACAAGTCCCATTTACGAACGGCAGCCTTCCAGTCTTTCATTTGATTCCTTCCGACCTTCCAACCGTTCGCTTCGTAGTGAGCGTGGAATTTCTCTGTGAACTTCAGCGCGTCGTCGTTGCTTAGTTTCTCGCAAGCGTATTCAAATATCTCGACAACCGTTGGTTTCTTAAATGGCGACTTCTTTTCTTTTGCTATTAGCGTAGATGCTGTTGGAACGGACAAGCGAATAAGTATGTCGTTTATCTTTTGTTCCTGTTCCTTCATTGCTGATTCGAGAATCTCAATTCTCTTTTTGAGTTGTAGTATTAACATCATTTTATTTTTAGTTTAGTCCCACCCTTCGCCTTTTGCATCGTCGTCTGCGTCGTCCCAGTCTTGACAATCGAAGCACACTTTAATTTCTCCGTCGTCGTCGACGAGCTGATACGCATCGTCCCAATCGGCAAGTTGTTGGTCGCGCAATACTTCGTCTACGCGTTCTCCGAGTTCTTTGCTTTCGCAGTTCGGACAAAAGATAAGTTCTGATTTCATTTTTTTAGTTGTTTTTTAAGTTTGATTTCTTTTTGATGTTCTAAATGCTCGACAAATTTAGTATAAAACTTCATTGGTTTAGCATAACCCATATCATTTAAGATGTAACAGATTCTTTCGACGTTGGCTGCGTAGTTCTTATCACACTCAATCTGCCAGCTTACTTGCTTCACTCCGTGCATAACCGTCGCGTGGTCTTTGCCGTAATGCTTCCCGATTGATTCATAGCTTTGCAGGTAGCAAGGACGAATAAGAAAGAATATCACTTGTCGTGCCGTTACAATCTCACGTCGTCGCGTTGGTGTGTACAATTGCTGCGAAGGTATTCCCAATACGCTGCAAGTAATGTCTTCCAATGCTGACCAAAACATTTCACGTTCATTCTCCAGTTCCTGCTGAATCTTTATTTGCTGCGTCGTTAATCTTTCGTATCGTGGCGTTAGCATGAGCCACAATGTTTCGAAGCGTTCCATGTGTCTAAAAGGAATCATGTCAATCATCTCTTGTCTAATCTGCTCGTTAGTCATTTTCTTCGTTTATTAATTTGGTTGGTGTAAAGGTGCTGAATACTTCTTCGCGAGAAAGACCTGTGTGAAGGCAAATGTTGTTGAAGTCTTTGATTCTCATTCGCTCTGGATGCGTAACGTAAAGCCTTGCCGTTGGATCGCTAATTCTAAGAACATTCTTGAAGTTAGCCATTGTCTTGAAGTTTATCTTGACAAGGCGACCGAACGGAGTTTTATAAATTGCTTTATTCATTTCTTCAATAGTGGTTTAATCAACTGCTCTTTCTTCTTGTTGTCGTCGTGGTTCGTTCCTCTCAACTCAACGTTGTGTTGCTTAACCAAACGTGCAATGCGTGTGATGTTGTCCGCGCTGACGTACTTTCCGCTTTCATACATAGCAAAGAAGTTGCTTGTTATATCTTTGCGTTCGTCGAATTGTTGTTCCCAAACTTTCACGCAAAGCGCTTTATTATTGTTGCGGAGAAATTTGTACTTCTTCAGTAGTTTCTCAACGCGGTTTTCAAGTGTTACTAATTTTTTCATTGTGTTTTGATTGTATGGTTTTTGAAATTAGAGAGGGTATATTTCAACCCTCTCATATTAATTTAGAACGGCATATCGTCCGTGTCGTCCGTGTCGTCCGTTGACTGAACTAAACCGCTTTGTTCCAACATTGCCTTCGCTTTGTTCATTTGATCCGCAGCGCGGTCTAAACGTTGGCTAAATTCAGCAGAAGAACTCACTTTGTTTTGTAGCCACTCTGGAAGCATCTTAAAACGAAGGTCGAAGTCTTCGCTGTCATAGTCTAAAAGAAACGCGCTGTTAACTTGTGGTGGGCAAACCATTCCTTTAGCAAGTGGTGAAGCTCCTTTCAAGTCTGCATAAGTGCGTCCTGTGTTTGCGGTGCGGTGCATTACGCTCACCATTGCTTCTTTACCTAACAAAGTACCAATGTCGAATTTAGACGCGTCAGAATCGCTCATTGACTTTCCTAACCACGATTGAACGAAGGCGCGTAACCCACTCTTTTCGTGCATCGACAAAGTAAAGTCGCGACCAATTGAGAACGGTTGTTCGCCTTTGCCGAAGTCAGCGGTTTCAAGTGGTAGTTCGAACACCAGACGAACCTTGTTAACGAGTTTCTCTTCGCCTTGATAGGTGTCGACTATCGTTCCGATGTGAATGATTTGGTAGCAGCGTGCTACGTGTGTTCCTGCGGGTACTGTTTGACCGCCTGTGCTGTTTGTTTGTTGGGCAATTATGCTCATGTTGTTGTTTATTTGGTTGTTATTAAATGAATTCAAATATGTTTCGAACTTTATAGCGAGTTCGTGGTCGCTTTCGATGTGTCGCAACTGGCTGTCGTGAATGTCCGACTGCTCGTTGATTCGCTTGAAGTAACCCATTATACTTTTTCGTCAAACATTTCTGTGTCAAAGTGAAATGATATTCCGTCCTTTTCAAGTCTTACAAACTCAAGGTCGAAGTTTGGTTCATCTTTTCTCCAGAAGCGACCACGCAAATGAATGGTGTACATATTGTCTTGATCGTCAATAAATACAAGGTGTTGTTTTTCATCAACGTCAAACCATCCTGTTTCTTCTTCGTGGTAGT